GCAACTTCAAATATTTCAGATGCATCAAGAATAATAGAATCCCCTGCAACTTTGATATCTTCTGAATCCTCTAGAACTATATGCTCTTCAAATGCGCCGTCCACAATATCCACAACACCCAGACGCCTCTTAGTAACTTCAGAGAATAGAAGTTGGAAAGTAGAAGCAAGTATCGGGGAGAATCGATCAGCAGGAGCCGTAACACCAAGATCACTAAACCAACCACCACCAAGAGAAGACCCAGCATTTGTTAACGCAGCAGAAATAGATGTTGCAACCTTTGTCTTACCGAACACAGCCCAACCAGCTGGATGAACTGCTTTCTTTAATTGATCAAGAAAACTATTCGTACCAAACCCAGATTGTACTTCATAAGAAAATTGCTGATAATAATAAGAATCTTGAATTCTGTTTAGGTCTTCACCGATTAGACTTTCTATATTAGTACTGTATGACTTGAGGGTTTCCATAGTAACATCTATTGTAGATGTACCTTTTGCAATATTGGCTTTTACAATTGTTCCAGTCGCACCACCAGAATCCGTGATAGTGGTTGGATATTTCGCAATACCTGTCGCCCCATCAAAGAAATCTATTACAGATTGTTGAATAACGCTGTCGCCACCGTTTGTACCATCTGAATTTGTACCATTAAGTGAAACTACACCATCCGCTGCTTCAACATTCTGTAATAGTTTTGCATTTGCATCTGTTGAATCCGAATCTGTTCCATTCAAAATAATAGTGTTATTATTACCATGTTCCTCATTTAATATATCATCACCAGCATCAGTTTGCGAACTATCTGTAGCATTAAGAATAATGGTACTAGGTTCCGTATCTTCAGATGCATCGGTTATTAAAAAATTCCCTGCGCCAGATAACATGGAAGAAATTAATTGAGAGCTCTCGGTCAATATTCTTTCCAGTTGCCGAGCATGTGTATTGTCGCCAAGAGATACAGCTGTTTCCGATAAAAGAACATCACCTGTTCCTGACTCATTCGCAATACCATCTCCAACATTAGTTCCATCCCTTGCAGCATATTCTGCTTGTAAAGGAGGAAAAAATGAATCGGTAGGTGATTCAAAAACAAGAGCACTACCTGATGTTTCATCCTCTCCACCTTCAAGAACAATATATTCATCTAGAGTTTCATCAGCATTTAAAATAAATCTATTACCATCAGCATCTACAATTTGATCTTCTTCATCTATTGACCGATTTATTCCAACCGTAGTAACTTTAACATCACTACCAACCCTCAAATTATCTTCAAGAGCAATCTCTTCGTTATCACCAGTCTCTAATGTTGTCCTTATCACATCTTCAAATGTTGTCGTTAAAATATTATTAGTTGAATCCCACCCTTTAACTGTTCCTGTATGAGTAGTAAGAGTATTTGCAGCTGTGAAGGTTCCTGATACATCTTTCAAAGTAAAGTTTGCACGAAACGTCATGTCTGGTGCAACACTATAATTAAATCCTTGATTAGTTATTTCTACATCACCAACAGAGCCAATATTATCTGTTACTGCAAGTAGGGCCCCACTTGTGCCAGTCGTTGTTGTTACAGAAACAGTAGGAATAGTTACATAACCAACTCCACCAGTTTTAAGAAAAATTTTAGAAATTGCACCGCTATAATCTGTTGTTTCTTCTATTGCAAATCTATCCGAGCCGGAACTGTAAGTATCTTTACTCGTTTGGTTTATGGATGACTCCATAACAAAACTATGACCAGCATGAGAAACAGCAACATCATGGTAAGCTTCCAGTTCAAGTTTTTCGCCATCATCGGTCTTACTTGAATCTGTTCCATTTAATATTATACTTCCGACAGAACTAGTTCCTGATTCTACTTGAATAACTGTAGCATCATAAGCATTGTTCAAAATAATATGTTCACCTAGACTGCTAGCAGTTGCTCTTTCCATTTCAATAGAAAATAATTCAACATGGGTTGTTGTGCCATCTTCTGAAATTATAAAATCACCCGCATTTGTAGATTTTGTATCTGTACCCTCTAATACAAGTGAGCCATCAATGATTGAAACAAATCCTTCAGATGCAACTATATCTAAGTCACTAGTTGTAAATGTAAGAGTATCACCTACTTCATATTTGGTTCCAGCATCATCTACCACTACATCGCTTACTGATCCACCAGTAATGTTCTGAATTCGTGCTGTTGCTAAACCATTACCAATAGAAGTGTTTGCATCAAATTCAATATCTTGAGCTTCTGTATATAAAGCACTTCTATTTGTAACCACACCAGTTGACACTATATTTTTAAGTGTAAACGTCATGGTGATATCTTGCACTGTAGAAGTTGTGCTTAAAGTTTCACCTTCTGTGAAAGTAAATTTAGTACTAATAGAATCTGGATTAAGTTCAAATTCTACGATTGCAGCACCACCTTCTGAAAATGAAGTAGCAGAAGCAATAATAGCTGTAGCACCAGAAGTTTTACCAAGTATAACTGTACCAACTGCTTCTTTTACATCAATATTTGTAAGAGTAGCAGCTCGCATAACTGTTCTGTTACCCCACTTGCCATCAGAGGCTCGCATCATAAATTTATTTGGATACACTACATCAGCAGTTTCATCAAGAAGCATACGCATGAAAATCTTATGACCTTCGGATGTTCCTTTGGCCCGATACAACTCACGAATATTTTTGATTAGATTTCTTTTAGATAACCCATCTGCTAGCTTATTAGGAATTGCATTCATAAACTCTTCACGGAAATTATCTAAAAAATCATAAATGGTATTATCAACATCAGCATAATCTAATAGCTGCTGTATATTCTGTACAGGGTTTGCACGATACCTAGTAATTGTGCCTGTAGCACCAGAAGTTCCGCCTGTTACAGTTTCTCCTGTTATAAATTTTTGTTGAGATGTAATGAAAAGTCTTGGAGTACTAGTGTTTCCTAAATCATCTACAAGAACTGTTGCAGTTGCGTTTGATGTTCCACCAGTAATTGTTTCTCCTACAACAAACTTACCGTCACTTCCAGCACCCTCCTCTAAGACTATCTTATTACCGTCTACATCTAACGCAAAAGATTCTGATTCTAGGTCTAAAAGAAGATTATCAATATCTACTGTAAGACGAAGTTCACCAGCTTCAAGGTATTGATAATAGTGTTTTAGAAAACGAGAGAATACAGGATGGTCTGCCTGAATAAAATCAGGAAGTTGCCCATCTATTTGAGTACTAATCTTAGTTGTCAAATTTCCTGACGGAGCAGCATCAAATTCTTTGTCTCTAAAAGCCATTGTTTAATAACTCGCTGTTGTTGTATAAGCTGACGTTGTTGTGTAAGTAGTACCAGCACCACTGTCACCCACCGCAATAGTATCAACTTGCGCTGTTACTACAGTATTAATAAAATCAATTTCTAGCACCTGATTGCGAACCGGAACGATGTCTTTAGAATCTGGAACCGCAGTAATACGAATTTGAGTAGAAGCTGAACCATCAACTTCATCTGCTGAGGTAATATAAATTGAATCAGTAACAATTTTTCCTGTTGAGTATGTTACTGTTCCAGCAGTCTCATCAGCATAAACTCTAGCACCAGCAGAAATATAATACAATCTCAAATTTCCATCACCATCATCATCGTAGTAATGTATGTTAGTAGTATCACCACTAATATAAAATCCTGTTGAAGCGATAACTCCACCCGCTGATTTATTATGCTCAGAGTGAGGATTATAAATTGCATTATTAAAGCCAATAGTATAAGATGTTGCAGCAGTAGTGGTTGGTGTAAATTTATGAGCCATAGTTATATTTGTCGTATTGCTCGTAATTGCTGTATTCGTATTATCAATAAGGGCTAGAACTTTTGAATGTCTAAACAGCCCCTCAAACTGTTCTAAATCAGAAGTGTTATAGTTTTGTAAAGTAGTTGAAACCAAAGATTCTAATTCCGACGCAGTTGACGTAGTTGCACTAGTATTGAATTTAAATGTCACGTTTAAAATCAAATAGGTTGTTAGTGGATCAACAATAACAGGAGTGGTTGATGCAACTGTATAAGGAGCAAAATCTGCTAGCAATTGCAATTTTTCTGCTGATGTTAACTCAAGTCCAGTAGTTGATTTGATAGAAATGAAAACCTTGCCATATTCTGCTGTACTTACTACACCAAGACTAGAATCGAATGAACCACTCTCTCCACCGAATACTGATACTGATTGTGTATTTGCAAATAATTTTTTTGCATATATTTTATAGTCCTCAGCAGTTACACATCTTCCTTGAGATGCATAATCAAGTGGAGCATTATATTTAATTGATTTAATAGACTCAGCATCAGAACCACCAGTGGCTGATGCTACAGTTGCAGTTGCGACATCAGAAATAGTTGCAATTGTTCCAGAGTTTGTAAATATGGCAGCACCATTTGCATCAGACTTATTACTAACAACATAAGTCATAATTATAATATTATCATCAGACAATGCAACACCAACTACACCATCACCAAAATAAATCTCAAATTTACCAGCCTCAACTTCCTGTAAAAAATATACCTTACTTGAGGTTGTAAGTTGAGTTATGTCTGTTGCTTCTGTATATGTTGATGTTGTTGTATCAGACGATGATGTCTGAATCTTTACCGTAAGAGTCCTTGTATCTGCCCTATTATTTCTAAGAAGAAATCTTTGATCTGCATCTGAAGTATCAACAGTATATCTTGTTGTTACAAAAGTTCCTTCATAAATCTTAATATCATTAAAAGTTATGCCAGAACCAATATTAGAAGCAGTAACATCATTAGCACTAACAAATTGATAATCTGTTCCATCATTAGAAGTCGTAAAAACTGTGCCTGCATCCATTGTTGCTGTAGCTAGTGTCGGAGTATTTAATGTAACGTCAACAGTTGCGGTAGCTGCTCTTGCAGATGCAGGAACATAACCTAAAGTCTTTGCATGAGAAACTACACTAGAACGTAATGACGCACTATCCAAAAACATTTCATTCGCAAGCATGTTTGCATTGAATCCAAGATAATGCGTATTATATGAAAGAACATCTAGAAGGGCATTCATACCAGAACCTTCAAACTCATAGTCCTTAAATTCTGTTTGGCCTTTGAGGAAAATTTTCAGATTATTCTTTACCTCGTCAAAGTCAAACTCTGTTACGTTTAGTCTTGTGTCATTTACTGCCATTATCGTAATCTTTCTAGAAATACCGTTAGGTCTACTAATTCGGTTGGAGTATTCACAACAAAAAATTCTATTGTACACTCATATTCATTACGATCTAAATTTGGTTGAGCCCGAACAGATATTAGTCTTGCTCTTGGCTCAAAATTTTCAATTACATCCTCTATCTTTCTTGTAAGGATATGTGCTGTCAAAGGAGTCATTGGCTCAAACAATATACCTCTTACACCAGAACCAATCTCTGGATGAAAAGGTTTTTCATAATGGTTAGTCAACACAAGATTACGAATAGAGCGCTTGACTGCTTGAATATCAGTTACCTTACTGATATCTTTAGATGTTGCCTTCTTGGCAAAAAATAAATCCAAGTCCGTATACTGCCGCACATTACGATCAATATCATTTTGACCTTGTGCATCAGTAAATGCGTCCCAATCACTAGGTGTTCCTGCTGCCATTATAGACTCCTCTTTTTATTATTTATAAGATGTCTCATAATTATCTGCGATATTAACTTCCGATATTACTGCTTCAATGTTGTCGTGCCAATAGTTTAAAAATCTATGTA